TAAATATTTCAGTTTCTTTACTATAATATATAGTTAATATTTTACTTAATAAATCTTGAAACATAAATATAATGTTAATATTATTAGCATAACTTATTCTTACTCGAATATATTCTGAACCATATTTAAATAATTCTTTAATATCTTTTCCTCTTAACATTGGATCACCTTTTTCAGATATTTTACTTGTAATATTAGCAGATATTTTACCTATAGCATTATTATAGAAATGTATATATAAACTATTTTTTATTTTTGTTGCTTTATCATGTTCATCTATAGCCAACATTGATGAAAAAAATATATCATTCATAATTAAATCTGATAATATATAATTATTTATATTTGCTTTAGGAAAATAAAATGAACCTTTAGCATTAGTTTCTTGTATTTTCATTGTATTAAAATTAATATTATTAGGAAATATTGTCATAATTTGTTCAACAAATAATTCTCTTGAAATATTTTGTTTATCTATTTTTAATTCAACTTCAAATACAAGTTTGTTATCTTCAATAATAATAGTTATATCTGTATAATATTCATATTTAATTATGTTTGGTAAATTAATCAAATGACATAATTTAACAATTATAACATCTTCCAATGATATATTCCAATCTTTTGATGGAATATAATCTTTAAGTATTTTATAAAAATTATTATAATTCGCAAAAGGTATTCTAGGATTTAATTGTATTAAATTAAATATTTCTATAAGAGATATATTTTCAACATCAAATATTAATTGAAATCTTGAATTTTCTAATTCAAAAGGAGTATAAGATATTCCTTTTGTATCTTCTATTTTTTTATTTTTTTCTATATTTTCAGTATTAGATTTTTTATTATTTTTTATACTATCTTTTATATTATCTTTGATTTCTTTTTTTTCTTTCCATACATTTTCTAAATCAATATTCTTAAAATTGTATTTTTTTATATCTTCTGATAATGTTAATTGTGCTGTTCCTTGATCAATTTGGTTTAATAATAATAATTGTAAATTATATACTAAAAATGGTCTTAATATATCTGTAATTATATTCAATCCCATTTGATTTATTTTTTCTTCATTATTATCAATTAAACCAGAAAAATTATCAGCATTTATTATATATATTAAAAAATTTTCTACAATAATATTTTTTTCTTCATAAAAATCATTTATTTTTGGAATACCTTCTGGAAAATATAAATATTTAGGTATTGTATCCAAATATGATGCTATTCTTATTAAAATACTATCTATTGTATCTAAATTATAAACCAAAATTTCTTTATCATTAATTGTTATCATTTATTAATAGTAATTCTAATATTTTAAATATTAGAATTATTTATAATTTAAGGTATTAATTTTTATAAACAAATGTCTTCTATTATATTTAATTGTAAAACTGGTGAAGCATATCATATCAAAATTTTAGCAGAATTATTAACTAATAATTTAAAAACAGGTTGTTTTGAAGTAAAAAATGATGGTATATATCTTAGAATGTTCGACCATCATAGAAAAACACTTGTCGATTTATATTTACTTTCTGAAAATTTTTCTTATTATAAATTCAAATCTTCCGAAAAAATTTGTATGGGATTAAATTTAAATCATTTCCATAAAATGTTAAAATCTATTAAGAAAAAAGATTCTTTACAGTTTTTTATTGATAAAAATAATATGAATGAATTATCTATTAAAACTATACCTAAAGAAAATACACGTGTTACCACTTCTGGATTAAAAATTCAAACTATTCAAAATTTAGAAATTGATATTCCTGAAGGTTATAATAAACCTGTTATTGTTCCTTCATCTGAATTCCAAAAAATGTGTAAAGATTTAAGTAGTATTGGTAGCACTAATATTAAAGTTTTAGCTAAAGATTTTCATATCGAATTTATTGCTGATGCCGATGGTGTTTTGAAAAGAAAAGTCGTTTTTGGAGAAAATAATGAACAAGATGAAGATATTGAAAATGTTATTAATTATGAAGCTACATTTGCTACAGACCAATTATCCAGAATTACTAAATTATCCGGTTTAAGTCATACTATGCAAATTTTTCCTGCTAAAAATAATTTACCTTTATTATTTAGAACTTCTGTAGGTAGTTTAGGTAAATTATCTATTTATGTTAAATCCAAAGAATTAGTAGAACAAGAACAAAGTTGTTATGATTCTGATGAAGATTCTGATTCTGATTATTAATTAAATTTATTCACTATATATAAATTATGATATTCAATACAGAAAATTATCAACAATTTACTATTATTATTATTTGTATTTCTTTTCTTATTTCTATCTTATTATTATTAATTATTAAACCAATTTGGATTAAAGAAGTTAATAAAGCTACTGGTAGTGAAACTATATATATTCCGTTATTATTATTATATTCTTTTCTATTTTCTATTCTAATTGGTATATTAACATTTATTATTTTATATAAAAATAACACAAAAACTACTAATTTTTCTTCTACATATGGTGTTTAATATAAAGGAATAAAAATATTAATAAAAATGGCTTTATTAATATCTCATCGTGGAAATACAAATGGTATTATTAGAAATAAAGAAAATTCACCTGATTATATTCAAAAAGCATTGGATGAAGGTTATTTTGTCTCTGTAGATGTTTGTTTAGTTGGTGATAAACATCTTGCTTTAGGTCGTGAAGTTCCTGAATATCCAGTTAATGTAGAATTTCTTAAAAATAATAATATTATTGCTAAAGCAAATAGTATTGAATGTTTAGATTTTTTGTTATTAAATCAAATTCATTGTTTTTATCATGACCATGATAAATGTTCTATTACATCTGGTGGTTTAATTTGGACTAGACCAGGTAGTAATATTACTCAAAAATGTATTTTTAATATGCCAGAATGGATAATGTCTGATATTAGTGAAATTAAAGATTTAGAATGTGCTGGTATTTGTTCTGATAAAATTGAAATTATCAAAAAAGCAAGAGAAAATAATTAAGAATAATCTAAAAGAATTATATATTTCTTTTTAGTTTAATTGACTAATAATCCACCACCAAAACCAAATATAAAATACATTAATGAAAATGAAATCATAGATATTATAAAAGTAACTATAAAAGTTAATGTTATATTTCCAAAAGTTGTTTTATTATCTTGATCAGCATCTTTATAAACAAAATTATCTAATGCTTGTTTTGTTGTAATACTTACAACAATAATAACAGACGTAAGTATAGAATTTAAAATAAATGCATACCAAACATTTGTAGCATAAAAGTTATTAATTAAAGGCATTTATTTTAAGAAATAAAAAGTATTTAAACGCTAAAAAAATATGAAGAAATGAGTAGTCCTAATAAAGTAGAAATACACGAATTAGACCCGGATATTATTCCTCCAATTACAAGTCGTTTTAGTGATCCTAATTATAATGGTGGTTGTAAATTAGTAGTTGTTGGCAAGCCAGGATGTTTTGCACAAGGAACAGAAATATTAATGTATGATGGAACTATAAAAAAAGTTGAAGATGTTGTAATTGGAGATAAATTAATGGGTGATGATTCTACAGTAAGAAATGTACTAGAATTATGTCATAATACAGAAATGATGTATAAAATAACACCTAAAAAAGGTGAACCATATGTAGTTAATGAAAATCATATTCTTTCACTTAAATGTACAGGATATAATAATATTCCAAAAGGAGAAATTATTGATATTACAGTTAAAGAATTTTTAACTAAATCGGAAACTTATCAGAATAGATTTAAATGGTTCAGAAATCCTGTTAATTTCTCCAAAAAAGATATAGAACTTGATCCATATCTTCTAGGTTATTGGTTAGGAGATGGAACATCATCTTGTGCTCAAATTACTACTGCTGATGAAGAAGTAATTGATATTTTTAATAATAAACTAAAAGAAATGAAACTTTTTTTGAAAAAATCAAATTCTTCTCCTTATAGATATCAAATTAAACAAGAAAAATTAACAAAAACTAATAACTACTTTCTTAATTCTTTACGTAATTATGATTTAATTAATAATAAACATATTCCATTAGTATATAAAACTAATTCAATAGAAAATCGTTTATATTTACTTGCAGGTATTATTGATTCTGATGGTTCTTATGATCAAAAAGGTAATGGTTTTGATATTGTTCAAAAAAATGAAAAATTATTAGATGATATTATATTTGTTGCTAGATCTTTAGGATTTTCTGCTTATAAAAAAGAATGTATCAAGAGATGTATGAATTCAGAAAATCATATAGGAACATATTATAGATGTTATATAAGCGGAGATATACATACTATTCCTTGTGAAATAATTAGAAAACAACCTAATAAAAGAAATCAAATAAAGGATGTATTAGTTACTGGATTTACTATAGAAAAAATGGAAGAAGATGAATATTATGGTTTTGTATTAGATGGAAATCATAGATTTTTAGGAGCAGATTTTTCAGTCTTGCATAACACAGGCAAAAGTACTTTAATTAAATCAATTTTATATGCAAAGAAACATATTTTTCCAGTAGGAATGGCAATGAGTGGTTCAGAAGATAGTAATCATGCATATAAAGAAATAATGCCAAGTACTTTTGTATATAATGAATATGATGAAGATAAAATAACACAATTTATTAAACGTCAAAAATTAGCATCTTCACATTTACCAAATCCTTGGGCGGTAATGATTTTAGATGATTGTACAGATGATCCAAGGATTTTTAATAAACCATTACAACAAGCATTATATAAAAAAGGTCGTCATTGGAAAATGCTTTATATATTGTCTTTACAATATGCAATGGATGTAAAACCAGTTATAAGAACAAATGTAGATGGAATATTTATTTTAAGAGAACCATTATTAAAAAATAGAGAAGCATTATATAAAAATTATGCATCAATTATTCCAGATTTTACAACATTTTGTGAATTAATGGATCAATTAACAAATGATTATTGTGCTTTATATATTCATGGTGCTACACATACAAATACATGGCAAGAATGTGTTTTTTATTATAAAGCACCTGTAGTATCTAAAGAATGGAAATTTGGTTGTCCAGAATATTGGGATTTTCATCATGCACGTTTTAATCCAAATTATAAAGATAATGTTACAGGATATTAATTTTTAAAGTAATTATAATTACTTTAAAAATCTTAAATATTATAACAATTATATATAAATGATAAGTTTGATTATTGATTATAATAAAATTATTTCAGAAAAAAAACATCATTTATTGTTAAAAAGAATTAAACCAATTCCACAAACAAAAAATAATTTAGGATTAATATTAATTATTCCTGAAACTAATTTAGAAAAATTAAATAGTTTAGAAAAAGGAGAAAATAAAGTAAAATATTTAAATAATAATAGTTTTATTGATAGTATTAAAGAGTATAATTTTTTTATATATAAAGATAATATATGTGAATTAGTATATTGTAAAGGTAATTTTATTAAATTATTTTTAGATAGTATTGAACAAGAATTTCATGATTTAAATGGTATTTTAATAAGTATATCATTAAAAGATACAAAATTAATTTATGAATATGCATCTTATGGATTTGGAAAACCATATATATGTGATAAAAATTTAGAAAAAAATAAAAAATATAATAAACAAACTATATGTTTGTTAAAATCAAAAAATGATAATAAAAATTATATTAATAATGTTAAATATTTATTAACACAAAGTAAAAATACAAGTTATTGTACAATTTCAGCAAAATTAAGTAATAAGACAATAAAAGAATTACGTTTATTATGTGAAAAATCAGAAAATAATCCTAAAGAAAAAGAAATAGCAGGAAGATTAATTGCTATTAAAACAGAAAAAGATAATATTCATGTAATTGAAATAGATAATGAAACAATAATTAAAGGTAGTGATGTTGGTGTAGATATTGTTCCAGGTCTTTATAATTTTCATTCACATCCAAGAAATGCTTATAAAATTTATAATGTTAAATTAGGATGGCCTTCCGCACAAGATTATATTGGATTTTTATTAGGTGTTCATGAAGATGATACTATTTTTCATGTAGTATCATCTTTAGAAGGTATATATATTATATCATTAAGTAAAGAATGGGTAATGAAAAAATATAAATTTAATAAAAATATAGGTAATTTTATTGAAAAAAATTATGATTTTTGTTATAAAGAAGGTAATACTATTAATTGGTATTTAACTAAAGCTAATAATATAAAATATAATGGTATTAATATATTTTTAATTCAATATTTTCCCTGGGAAAAAGCACATAATATTTTTACTTTACCATATTCTAAAAAGTATGATAATTGTTTTAGTTGTATGGAAACAAAAAATATATATGAAAAAATGTATTTATAATAATTTAAAAAGAAAATATATATAATAAAAGCCCTGTTGGCGCAATGGATAGCGCGCTTGACTTCTAATCAAGAGGTTATGGGTTCGAGTCCCATACGGGGTATTTTTAAAGTTATTATTTTTACTTTAAAAATACTATATAATTTTAATATTTTGCAAATAATAAATTTTGGATTGTATCTAAGAAAGACCATTGTGGTCCTGCTGAATATCTTCCATTTCCTATAGGACAGTCTCCTGATATACAAGTTTTACAAGTTTTTGAAGTAACTCCTTTTGCATTAAATTCTGTACCTATTTCAAATTGAGAAGAACGTCCATATTTACAACCAAAATCTCTGGATAAATTCCATATAATCCAACCAGCACTTAAATCAGATAAAGTATCGCTATCATTTATTTTTACTGTTAATAATTTTTCTAGAGTTTCTGTATTTGTACCATCTCCATTTGTTCCAGGCCAACAACCACCTACTTTTACTCCATTAACAATTTTATTTATAGGACATCCTTTTTTACTAAAATCAAGCATATTTTTGTATAATATTTTAGGATCAGTTATTGAATAATTTTCATTCATAGTAAAAAAATAATCAATATAATTCATAAATTGTGATACATTATTAAGACTGTTTAATTGCCAAGTTAATTCAGCTGTCCATGTAATAAATGGTTCTCCCTTATTATTACCCCTATTTTTATTTGGTTTAAGAGATTTTAAAGTCTTAAAAATATCTAATGCATTTTTTTGACATTCTGGATTTGTCCAATCTCCTCCACAAATTTTTGGTGGACAACCATCTGTTTCACAATCCCAATCAAAACCATCTATATCCCATTTAGTTATAACATTTTGACAAGCATTCTTGAACTTTTCCATCCAATCTTTATTCATACCCCAACGATCATTAGGACCACCTGGAATAAATGATAATGTAACTTTTTTACCTGCTTTATGTAAATCATCAATTCCTTTTTTTATAGCAGGTGGTGGATCATAATAAGTATTTGAAGTAGAATTTTCTCCTGTATATACATTATTTATATAAGATAAAGTTACACCACCATCTGTAGCAGGTGCAATTGGATTAATAATGATTAAATTTAATTTTGATTCTAAAATATGTTTTTCAGAAAGAATTGAATCTGTACATGGTTTTGGATGACATTTATCAGTACAATTTGGATCTTGATAAAAAGTATAATATGCTGCAAAAATTTTTTTAGTATCCGAACATACACAAGGAGGACAACTATTACTATTATTATTTAAAATAAAAAATACTTGTAATATGAGTAAAATAATTAATAATAAAAGTATTTTCCAATTTAATTTATAAAGGATAGATATTATTATAATAATAATAATAAATATTATATTAGAAATAATTACTTTTTCTAAAATTGATAACTGCATTTTATTATATTATAATATAATAAAATTTTTAAGTATGATATTCTCTTAAATAATTTATAATTTCATATAAGACTTTACAATCAAATTCATTATAAGTACGAATATCATTAATAATATGAATATTATTTTCTTTATTTTTATAATATTCAAATGCATTTACCATAGCTGATTTACCAGAATTACAATTACTTTCTATTTCTGCTGTAATCATATTATGTTTTTTCATTGCTTTAGCAATAGATTTTAATCCAAAATTAAAACAATCTTTTATAACAATTGGTTCTTCTTTAAAAATATTATATAAATCACACCATTTATCAATTTTCCAATTATCAGAAATATTATCTTTTCTTTCAATATCATTATTTTTATGAGCAATATTAAATTGTCTTGTTTCTGCTTTATTCCACATTGTAGATTCAGCACACCAATAATTAAGTTTTGGGAAATTTTTATTTTTAATGAATTCTACAAATTCATTCATAATTCTATATTCTTCATCATAAGTTGCTTCATTACAAATATAACTATGATAATTCCATTTATTATTATCTAACCATCCAATACCAATCATAAATATCATATCAGAATTAGATTGAATAGGTAAATTATTAAAATCAGAAAAAATATCAGTCATAGTTTCAAAATCAACAAATATTTCATTTTCTTTTGATTTCCAATTATATTTATTATTTTTAATTTTTTTAGGTAATAATAATTCCTTATTATTACGATTAATATTGATTATTTTATCAATAATATTAGCATTTTTCCCTGTTATTCCTAATTTTTTTGTAGTACAATTATTATCATACCAGCTTGTAATACCTTTACTAATAGCATTATTTCTATGTTTTTTTCCTAAATTCCATATCATTGTAATTTCACCTATTTCTTCAGCAATTTTTTGTTTTTCTTTATTCCAATATCCAGAATCTTTACACATATTTGGATATAATTCTATACGTGAAGGTGGATTATGTTTCCAATTATGTCCATCTTTTTGAACGGCATGAAACCAATTAATTGCATTTTTTGTTTCTTTGATATATTTTTTATCTATTTTAGAATAATCTATTTTACCTAATCTTTCTAAACAATCAAAACTTGTATTTACAATACCATTTGATGTAAATTTTTGTCTTCTACCTAAAATAAAAGCATGTGGTGCTGTATATCCTTGAATATGACCGATTCCTTGTGTATATATAAGTAATTGAGATTTATATGCTTTAAAACTATCGGAATTTTGTAAATGTTTTCCATCAGAAAGTAACGGTAAAGTACTAAATTTTATATCCACGACTATATAATGATATTGCTTATTTAATTTAGTAGAACTTTTAAGTGTTTCTTCTTCTGATAATACTTCTTTACTAGAGATTTTATTAATAAAATCACTTCTAATTAAAATATCAATAATACCTTTAGTTTTGTTATAATTATTAATAAATGGTGCTGAATGAATTATAGGTGTTCCCAGTTTCATAAGTTCAATAGTTTTTTTACAAGATTCAGAATTAATATATTCATTTACTTTTACTACTGGATGAATATTATCATTAATATATTTAATAACATGTTTTTCAAATTGATGACCTTTTTGTAAAATATAACTATGAAAAGAATCATTATTATTTGAATTATATTTGTTTGATATTATTTTAGGATTAGAAGATAATTTTAACCAATCTATTAAAGGATCTCCTACCATATAATTATATACCTTAGTTGCTGATATTAAATTAGTCTTATCTTCTGAAAAAAGTTGATTTACTAATTTAGGTTTTTTTGAACGAGTATTAGTATAAACATAAGAAATATTTCTTTTCATTTATATTAATAAATAATTTTTCTTTATATATTATTAGATAATTTTAATTAATACCATTCTTTTTGCTATTAGTAACAATACAAGTTTTTCTAAGGTTTTTATATGTAGATTTTGTAGATTTAGGATTATTATTTTTACCTTTTACTTTTTTAGCATAATTATATAAAACATTTGCAACTTTTTCTACTACTGGATATTTTGTATCTTCAGGTAACATATTAGCAGCTAATGTTTCAACTTCGTTTACAAAATATGAAAAAGGGCAATCTTTGGAAGTTTCTATACAACAACCAAAATCAATTCTCATTAATGGATGTCCATCAGAATATTGTGGTAATGCTTTAATAACTTTTTTTGCTTCTGTTTTTAATTTTGTTTTTAAAATATCAGGTAATTTCCCACCTTCTGATTTAAAAGTATCTATATCTTCTATTCCAAGACCACCTTCTTTACCAACAGATTCTGTTAAAGTTGCAACAGAATAAGCATATTTACCGCTAATCCAATATGTTCTTATTTCAAAATGTTTTCCAAAACTAGGAACAAATTCTGCTACTGTAAAAGCAGGAAATCCTAATTTTTTATAATTTTCCATTATTTTCTTAATAGTATTATCTGTAGTTCTATTAAAATTTTTTAAAACTTTAATTCCAGAAGAATAACCAGCATATGAAGGTTTTATAATAATACCTTTCCAACCTTTTTTAGAAACTTTTTTACGAAAATTAGTTATATCTTCTGATACTTTTTTAGGTGTTTCTCTAAAAAATGGAACTACTGGAATATTTGCTTTTTGTAGGTCTGTATAATATTTTGGTTTATCAATAATATATTTATGATAATCTGGATAAGGAAAAACAAAAGCAGTTGTTGCTTTTAACATTCGTTCTAATTTTTTAGTTTCTTTAGGACAAGTTTTAACTTTACCACCACAATTAAATACTTCTGTCATATCATAAATTACATAAACAACATCATATTCATTTAAAACTTTTGTAGAAGATATATTATTACCCCACATACAATCAATTTCATCATTTGAATGTTTATATGATAAATACATAGCCATTGCTACATCTGAAGGAACTTTTTCTTCCTCATCATCCACAAAATCTTCAAATTTTTCTAATTCTTCTTTCATCCAGATAGGTGCTGTTCTTGCAGTATATTTTTTAGGGTAAAAATCTGTTTGTTTACCAACAAGAAATAATATTTTCATTTATCTTTATTATATATAAAAATGAATATTTTTGATTTTCCTTTTTACTATATTAGTTTCAAAAAAAATAAAAAATTAGAATATGAAGCAAAACAATTAGGTTTTACAAATGTAAATCATTTTCAAGCAATAGATGGATCTAAATTTGATATTGATAATTTATTAAAAGAGAAACTAATTACAATAAGATCTTATAATGATTTAAAATATAAAAGAACTCAACATACTGGTTTACCAAGTAAAGGTGCTATTGGATGTACTATGAGCCATAATTTATTATGGGAAAAATGTATAAATAATAATTTTCCATTTATCATAATAGTTGAAGATGATGTTATATTACCAAAAACAATAAATTCTAACACTATTGATAGAATTAAGAAAATTATAAATAAAGATAAAGGATTATTTATGAGTTCTAATAAAAAATTAGATGATAATATATTTGGTGCTCATTTTTATATAGTATCTATTGATGCTTGTAAAGAATTAGTTAAAGATACATTTCCAATTGATATACAAACAGATTTTTATATATCACATAAAAGTAAAGTAAATGATATACATGTAGAAAATTTTGAAATTGCAAAACAAAAATTACATAAAAGTTCTATACAAGATATATGTATTAAATGTAGATTACCAAATGGAGTATCTTTTTATTTAATAATTTTGTTATTATTAATTTTTATTATAATATTACTTTTCCTTGTTTATAAAGGTTTTAGAAAGTATAGAAGTAAATTTTCTAATTGTAGTTCTAATTTACAACATTGCAGAAACAATATATAAAATAATTATATATTTAAGAAACAATATATAATCAATAAATGGAAAATTGTATAAGTAAAATAGAAGAAATTTATATTAAAAATCCTATTTTTGATTCTATTGCAAACTGTACTTATATTGTTTTATGTTGCGGAGAAAATCCGAAAAGATTATCAAGTGTTATGAAAAATATAAATATACTTAAACCAACAACTAAAGTAAAACTAATATATAATAAAGGTTATAAAAATTGTGAATGTAGTAAATCTGTTAATCATGATTTGGCGAATATTCAAAATTATATTTTTGAAGATGCTATTAGTAATAATTATAAAAGAATTTTATTTTTAGAAGATGATTTTGAATTACCAGAAAAAATAGATAAAGATGATATTATAAATATTAATAATTTTATCAAAAATCATAATCCTGATGTATATGGTTTAGGAAACTTTTCTATACCTGAAATTACTTCAATATTTAGTGCTCATGAAAAACTATTATGTAATTTTTTAGGTTTAACTCATGCGGTATTTTATAACAAAAATAGTATGAAAAAAATATGTAAATATTATAAAAATCATAAAAATCCAATTAATTTAGGAACAGATTCAAGTATATCTGAAATAGATAATATTGAAGTATATCGTTATTATCGTCCTTTAGTATATCAAAAACTTCCTGCAACAGAAAATCAAAAAAATGGTTGGAAAAATCAAATTGGAACAATACTTGCTACTATTAGTATTGGTTTTATTAATTTAGTTAAATTACATTCTAAATTAGAACCAGGATATACTATTTTATATGTATTACCTTATATATTATATTTAATATTTATATTATTATTTATAATTTTAATTAGATATATCTATAAAAAATGTAAAAATTAGATATTTATCTTTCTTCAGGAGGTGTCCATTTCATTTTTAATGTTTTCATAATATCTTTTTCTGTAAATACAGGAATTTGTTCGCCATTTTTATTAAATAATCCTTTTTGATTTAATACATATCCCATTTTCTTTGCTTTAGAACGCATATTAATATTAAATAACTTACTACCTGTAAACCATAATAAACCAGAACCCCATTGTTCTTTTGGTAAAAATACAATATCTATATGAAAATAAAAATATTTTCCACTAGGACAATGAGCAATACCCATAAATTTTTCATCTTTCATACTTATAACATCTGTTATAACTTTCCATTTTGATAGAATTTCCACTATTCTTTTTAATGTTAATTGTTTACTTGTTATAAGTATATCTATATCACCAGAGGTTTCTAAACCTCTTCTATAAGAACCAGCAATAACTAATTTATAACCATCAATTCCTATTTCTTTTGCTAATATATATCTTATCATTAATTGAAATGTATCTATATATTCTCTTGGAATACGTTTATGAAGATCATCATAATATTTTAAACCAATCTTTTGTTGATTAGTTAATAATTGTGGATTTTTTTCTAAATCTTTAATTGAACGCATACCCATATTCCACCATTTTTCAGCAGTTTTTTCTCCGGCTCCTAAAATACTCGCAAATTTACCTAACATTCTTTCTTCAGATATATTTTGATTATTTTGATTTTCTTTAACAAGTAATTTTTTCACTTCTTCTACTTTTTCTATTTGACCTGTTTCTAAATATTCATTAATTTTAGCAAGACTTTGTTTTCCAATATTAGGTATTTTTTTAATTTGTTCAATATTTCTAATATCTGACAATGGTAAATTTTTTAAAGCAATAATAGCATTATTATATGCTCTTATTCTCCATATATCATTTTCTTGTTTATAATATTTTACTAATATTTCAAAGTTATTA